TAATACACCAGCTGCAGGCGCATTTGCTTTAACCATAACAAAATCACTACAGGATCAATACTTAAAACTATTTGCAGATACAAATCTACTCAAAGGAAAAACAAACTACATATGCGATGTGGATCAAAATTTTGATGTTGAGACTGCCCCTTGTCTATTAGTAAGCAAACTAAAAGATGATTGTTGGGAAAAAAATAGATGTCCATATTATAATGCGCGCAATAGCGCCTTAATATCTCAATTCGCTGCTTTAAATTATAAGATGTTTTTATCACTGCCCAAACACTTGAAGCGCAAAAACTTTCTTATTTGCGATGAAGCATCAGAGCTTGAAGATGAATTAGTAAAACAGTTTTCAGCTGAAGTAAACTATGAAAGACTCAAAAATTATGGAGTAGAATACCAACCACTTACATCTGAATCATATGAAAAAGCGCGCAACTGGGTTAATATCTTATCTCTTAATATTAATGAAAAGATTGACACTCTTATTAGTAAAGCAAGTAAAAAGCAAAACTCTCTCTCTCAGCCTGAGCGTATAAAACTTTTATATCTAAAGAATGTTTCAAATTCTTTATCTTCAATTGACTTGCTCTGGAATGACTGTGAATTTGTAGTTGATAGAGATTCAAAGAAAGCTACATTCACACCACTAAAGATTGACAAGCTGTCAAAAAATGTCTTTGATTATGGTGACAATGTTCTTCTCATGTCAGCAACAATCATTGATCATAAAAACTTTGCAAAAACTCTTGGCATAACAGATTATGAATATGTAGAAGTGGATAGCGACTTCGAAGCTTCAAAATCACCTATACATGTTTCTTCTAAACATAAATTAAACTATAAAAACTTAAAAGTTGTTCTGCCTGATATCATTGATCAAATAAAGCAGATTGTAGAGTTCCATAAAAACGATAAAGGCATCATACACACCCACACACAAGAGATAACAAATCTTCTTAGAGATAAATTACAGACAAACAGAAGATATCTTTTTAGAGATGCTACATCTAAGAATGAAGATATATTAAGCGAGCATTTTAAAGCAGATTTTCCTACAATACTTGTGTCCCCTTCGCTTTCATATGGTATTGATCTAAAAGATGATTTAGCTAGATTTCAGATAATAGTTAAACTGCCTTTCCCGCCACTCTCTAGCAAAAGAATTAAACGTTTATTTGATATTGATAAGAACTGGTATGAGAACAAAATGCTTAACTCTATAGTGCAAGCATGTGGTAGAGCCACCAGAAGTAAGCACGACTATTCAACAACATACATACTTGATGGAAACATTGTAAATACATTGAAAAGAACAAAAGACAAGCTTCCCCGTTATTTTATTGACAGGGTTTGTTAATAAATAATATAGTGAAGAATTACACTTATCACTTTGAGATAAAAGATCTCATCACTCAATTTGTTAATGCATTTGATAATATTGTTATTAAGCGATTTGATATGAACAGATCAGCAAAAAGTAGTATTCAAGTGAGATATGTATATTCACCAAAACAAAGAGTGATGTATGATTTGGTTAATAGAGCTCAAAATTTAACTGTGCCTGTTGTTGCAATTAGCATTGCAAATGTATCACGTGATGAAAACCGTGTGTTTAATAAAATAGGTGGTTTTTATTATTCTCAAGGCAACACCCTGGCTACTGAAACAGCTAAAAGCGATTTCTATAAAAGCCCCGTTCCAGTTAATATTACTATTAACATGTCAATACTGACAAAGTTTCAAACTGATATGGATCAAATTATGTCAAATTTCATCCCCTACAATAACCCCTATATTATAATATCATGGAAAGTACCTGAAGCTATGGTTGAAGACGGGTTTTCAGTGCCACAGGAAATACGCAGCGAGGTATTGTGGAACGGATCAATAGCGCTCTCGTACCCCACAGATATAGCTGCTTCTGAAAAGTATAGAATTGTAGGTGATACATCCTTCACCATCAAGGGATGGTTGTTTGGTGATCCTATATTCCCTGCAAATAATATATTTTATATTGACAGTAATTTTTATAATGTATCAAGCTTGCTTGATACAACATACGATCAGCTCACTTCTACTTCTTTTACCTACCCTGCTTCTGCAAATCTTACTAACGACCTAGAGATAGTATCGATATCTGCATTCCCTCAAACAACTAATTTTGATTATACATTTCAAAACATATGAACTATGTAACATTTACTTCACCTAGCACTGCATACCTTTCTTTTGGTGGTTACTTTTATGACAGACTCACATTTGTCCTTTTAAGCTCTACAAACAATACAATGTTTCCTTATATTTGTTCTATAGCATATTTCACTGACAATAAAACTCTTTCCGCTTCTATACCGCCCATATCTGGGTATCCCTATAATAACTACTTTATACAGGGGGAGAATAAGCTTGTTATATATTTATCCAACCTGCCCGGACCTGGTGTATACGATGTTATTGTAGGTAATGCTGCAGGTTACTCTAAATTATCCACTAAAAACTATCTTATATCAACATATTAGATAGATATTTAAAAGATTTAGTATATCATAAATAATACTATATGGCGGACTCTAATCGCGAATCTACGTTCGGCAGAGACTTAATGAAGTTTGTCTCTTCAAAACTTCCATATCAACAAGTTGATGTTAACGACAAAATAAACACTCTCAACCCCAAGTACGAGGTTTTTTATGATCAAGGCACAAAAAGAGCTGATGCCCTGGCTAGGCAGTCAATATCTAATACAACCTTTTATACTGATGATCTGTTTGGTAATGTCTTACGTGATAAGAACTATCACGAATTCATGTATGCAAACGTACAGCCTGATAAAATACGCCGACTCATGGATTACAGAGTCATGGCTGCTTTTGCAGAAGTTGCAGATGCACTAGATGAAATTTGCGATGAGTTTATTAATAAAGATGAGAATGGTGATATCGTCAAACTTATCTTTAAAGATTCAGATTTATCTGAGACACAAAAAACAAAATTAAGAAAAGAATTTCAAAAGTATGTAGGTTTTTTTGATCTTGAGACCAGAGGGTGGGAATATGTTCGTAACATGCTTGTAGATGCAGAAATTTATTTTGAGCATATTATTCATAAAAAATATCCTAAAGAAGGCATTCTCGGTGTACTTACCATTCCTTCTGATACTATTGATCCTGTTTATGCAAATGTTCAAAATATGAACATCAAAGGATATCTTCTCCGCAAACCAGTTTATGATTTAAAGAACCCTTCTAAAGTTGCCAAGACTGAATTAGTACCAATGGATGTAAATCAAGTAACATATATTAATTCAGGAATTTGGAATGAAAATAAAACAGTAAGACTACCATTCATCGAGAATGCGCGTCGTGCTTATAGACAGCTATCACTCATAGAAGATGCCATTGTAATTTATCGTTTAGTTAGAGCACCAGAGCGCTTAGTATTCAATGTTGATGTGGGTAATATGGCTCCACCCAAAGCTGAAGCATATTTGCGCAAGCTTATGACCAATTACTGGTCCAAGAGAACCTTTGATGCAGATCAAGGCGCATCTGTACAAAAGTTTAACCCACAATCAATGTTAGATAGTTTTTGGTTTGCTAAGAGAGCTGGAAGTGAAGGTACGACTGTACAGTCTTTGCCTGCTGGTCAAAATTTAGGTGAACTTGCTGATCTACTTTATTTTGTTAAGAAATTATATAAAGCTCTTAAAGTACCTACAAGCAGAGTTAATCCTGATGATGTATTTAATGATGGCGCAAACATACTGAGAGAAGAGCTTAAGTTTGCAAGATTTGTTATTAGATTGCAGCAAAGATTTGCTGCAGGCTTGAAGAGCGGGTTTATTACACAACTAAAACTCAAAGGCATTTGGGATGAGATGTCTCTTAGGGATGATTATCTTATCCTTGATTTTAATGTGCCAACTAATTTTTATGAATTGCGTGAAAATCAGAAATTTGAATTAAAAGCTAATAGCTTTAATACTATCACGCAAAGCGATCTTGTATCCAAGACATATGCACAAAAGAAGTATTTAGGATGGAGCGATTCTGATATCATGGCCAATAGAGAGTTCCTTAGAAAAGATAAGGAATTAATGTGGGAATTAGCACAGATAGAAAACGCAGGACCAAATTGGCGCAATGAAGGGGCTACAGTAGCAGCACCAGGAGAAATGGGTGGGGGTGCAGGTGCTAGTGCTGCACCTGCAGGTACACCACCAGCTTTTGGACCCACACCAGAAACACCTGGTGAAGCAGAGACTGCAGCTGGAGGAACTGCTCCAGAAACAGCACCAGAAACAGCTCCTGAAGCTGGCGGATCTGCGCTGCCTACTTAATAAATAATTAAATGCCTTGTACAGACATCACCCCAATTACAGCTTTTCAAAGCACAAATCTAAACAGTAAGATTTGCTCTTTTAACAGGCTAGGCGAGAGAATTATGAGAGCTCTAGGAGCTCCATTGATAACAGTTGAAATACATCACGATCAATTGTATGAAAACATAAGTTTAGCGTGTGAGATGTTTTCTAAATTTGCAGGCTATACAGAAGAATATCTTGTATTTGATTCTGATCTCTATAAAGATAATAAAGGTCTAAAACTTGACGAGCTCTTTAGTATCACACCGTCCTTTAACAAAGTCATAGATCCTGCAGTACCCACTGTCTATGTTGCAAGAGTCTCTATACCTGGAACTACGTTTTCAGCTTCATCGTCTCTTTCTGCAACATATGAAAGTGGTATTTTTAAAAACCAAATATTTCAATCCACAGCTTATGCCTCAATAACAAGCTTCAGCTCTGCCTTGAGCTCATCATTTGATGCATCAGGTTCAAGAGATTGCAATACTGAAAAATTTGTGAATAGTTTTGACTATGATACAATGGATTATAGAAAAGTTCTTGAGATTGTAGATTTTGAAGAAGGTTCTTCCAGTGGTGTAAATACTCTGTTTACTATTGAACAAACTTTGGCCCAGCAAACATATTTCAGCTACGCAATGGGTAATTATGGTTTCGATCTAATCAGCTGGTATGTTCTCAAAAACTGGCTAAAAGATCGCGAAAAACTACTAGCACAGAAAAGATATTTCACATTTGATCAGAGAACACAATATCTTACATTTTACCCACCACCTCGCACACCTGGCTCAGGGTCACGCTTCTATGGCATTATTTCCTGTTATGTGGAACGTCCCTTGAGAGACATAATTAAAGAACAATGGGTATATCAATATGCACTGGCATTATCCAAGATAACAGTTGGCACCATAAGAGGTAAATATCAGGGAACAAATCTGTTCGGTGGTGGCACAATAAATGCAGCCATAGCAGAAGATGGCAAAGCTGAAAAAGCACAACTTGAAGCTACTCTCATGCAACAAGGAGCTGCAGGATTTGGTGATGCTGCACCGCCCATGTTCTTTGTTGGTTAATTATGTTACCTCTTAAAAGAGATGAAAAGTATCGCCAAGGTATTTTCACACCTGTAAATAAATCTAAATACATTGGCAAAGATTTACCTGTGTTTCGATCTGGTTGGGAATTAAAGTTTTTTAGATGGTGCGATAACAATCCAAATGTGCTTGAATGGGCAAGCGAATCAGTTATTATACCCTACGTGAGCAAGGCGGATGGTAAGGTGCACAGATACTATACAGATGGTATTGTTGCAATAAGAGAGGGAGATAATGTAGCAAAGTATATTATTGAAATAAAACCATCATCGCAACTCAGTGTTCCCACTAGTGGTAACAAGAGAAAAAGCACAATAAACTATGAAAATTATAGGTATTTACAGAATATCTCCAAGTGGGAAGCGGCAAAAAAATGGTGTGATAAGAGAAACATGAAATTCTTAATATTAACAGAAAAAGAGCTAGGTCTTAAAAAATAATGCATTCTTTTAATAAATAATCATATGGCGCTTCGTCTTATAGTGGAGACACCACAAGATAACACAGACTTCGAATACATTTACGAAGAGAAGAATAATAAAGACCAACCAAAACTTTTTATTTCTGGCCCTTACATGATGTGCGAAACAGTGAACAAAAATAAACGCATGTATTCAAAAGAAGACATGTTCAAGGAAGTTGCAAGATACACAAAAGAGATGGTTGAATCAAAAAGAGCCATGGGTGAGTTAAATCACCCAGAATCTGCTGATGTTAATCTTGCAAATGCGTGTCATTTGGTCACAAACCTTAAAATGGAAGGCAATTTTGTGTATGGAAAATCACAGGTTTTATCCACACCTTCTGGTAAGATAGTTGAATGTCTCATTAAAGATGGTGTGAGTGTGGGCATGTCTTCCAGAGCACTTGGTGAATTATCAGAAGATAATGGTGTTAATAAAGTAACAAACATGAGACTCATTGCTGTGGATTGTGTTGCCGATCCAAGCTGCCCCAAAGCTTTTGTTAATGGAATTCTAGAGAGCAGGCAATATGTATTAAAGACAAATGGCGAACTAGAAGAAATGTATGATAGCTTTGCAAAAAGCATTGCAACTCTTCCCAAGCACGATGTCAATACATTTTTAAAGGAACAACTACTCAAATTTATAAAAGGATTATAATAAATAAATTTATGAATCAAGAAGATAATAATTTTCAGCTCTCATCTCTAGAAGCTTCTAATCTTTCAGAATTTATTAGTAACATTTCTCAAGAAAAATATGCTGCAGCTAATAAATATTTACAGGAACTACTTGATGCTAAGCTAAAAGCTAGAATTCAAGCAGCTTCTAAAAAAGAAATTTTTTAATATGGAAAAAACAATAACAGATACACTCAAAGAAGCAACAAAAGATATCCTCACAGAGGATGTTTTAAAAGAAAT